CATTCTGGTGGCTGGTATGCCCGCCGATATTGGGCGTGGTTTAGCCAATCTTGCCATACAAGGCGGCGGTTATCTCGTTGGAGCCGATCAAGCAAAACTGGCTCAAGATGCCGCTCGTGCGACAGCCATCATGGAAAACCAGCGTATGGGGGCGCCTACCAGCGAGCAAATCACGCGCGGTATCGAAAGTGTCACTGGTCCGCTCTACACGCCGCGCACTACCGAAGGCGAATACGCCCGAACAATCGGCGAGTTCATCCCCGGCGCCGCAGCGGGGCCAGGCGGTTTGGTGCGCAAGGTTGCAATGGCTGCTGTGCCGGGCACGCTGTCGGAGGCGGGCGGTCAAGCAGCAGAAGGCACGGCGTATGAACCCGCAGCCCGTATTGCAGGCGGTATTGTCGGGGGCGTTGCCGCAGCAGGACGCGGTAGCGGCGCCGCGAAGGCTATGCAGGAAGCTGCGCCGGACTTGGCAACAGTCAACGCGCGCAAGTCAACGCTGTACACGCAACTTGAAAATTCCGGCATTACGTTTGATGGTTACGATTACGCCAACTTTGCGAACCGCGTAACCCAGCGTTTGCAAAGAGAAGCGTTTGACCCTGATCTTCAGCCTAAGACTGCCGTCCTTTTGCGGCGTATAAACGATCTTTCCGGCCGTTCACCTACATTTCAAGAACTTGAAAATCTTCGCAAAATGACCGGAAACGTCTTGCGTGGTAGCGGCGAACCCAGCGACATGCAGTTCGCAAGCAAGATCATGGCGGAAATCGACAGTTTTTTTGATAGCGGCGCTGTTTCATCTGCTAACCCGCGACTTCCCCCTAACCGCGTAAACGCTGCGGTCAAAGAAGCCCGCGAGCTATCGCGCAGGTCTGCGCTTGCGCGCGACATCAACGCCATGGACCGCAAATCACCGTACTTTCAAGGCGGTATCGAAAACGAGTTCCGCAAGTACATGCGCTCGCGCCGCGGCGAACGCTTGACCGGCGCCGAAAAAGAAGCGTTTGACGCCGTAGCTTTGCGCGAAACGCTTTCGGATTATGCGGCTAACAGAGCTGGCCCAATTGCTGGCGGTGTAGTTGGCGGTATTGGTGGCGGTGGGCTTGTAGGCGCGGCAGTGGGCGCGGGTCTTACTGCTGCGGGACAAGCGGCTATCAAAAAGATTGCTGAAGCGGCGTCCGCAAAACAAGTCGATGCTGCGCTTAAAACCGTATTGGCTGGGCGAACGGCGCAGAACCAAATGCTTCGCGACGCGGCTATAGACGCGGCCAACAATCGTCTGCGAGCGATTATCGCGGCTGGAATGTCCGTGCAGAGCGCTGAAAGTAACCGCAACGCGATGTCGAGGTGACGTGCCGTGCTTGACGATCAGACCTTCAAAGTGCTCGGGGCCATCATGCAATGGATCATCGCGCCAGTGGCCGCGTTTGTCTGGGTTATCTACCGCCAGCAACAGGCGCATGAGACGGCCATCGCGGTTCTGCAAGCCCAGACCGAGACTGCGCGCACGGCCCACGACCGCGAGATCAAGGAGATCCGCGAGACAACGCGGGCCATCATGACGAAGCTCGACAGCATCGAGGAGGCACTACGCAAATGAAGCTCAACAGCGCGTCCTTCGCCAAGCTCAAAGGCGTCCATCCCGACCTGGTGCGCGTCGTGCTGCGCTGCGCCGAAGACTGGGCCGAGGCCGACACGGGTTTCGTCGTCACCTGCGGCGTGCGCACGCTGGAGGAGCAGAAGATCCTCAAGGCCAAGGGCGCCAGCAAGACGTTACGGTCCCGACATATCCCAGCGGCAAATAGTTTTTCACATGCCGTCGATCTGGCCTGCACGATCAAGGGCGCGGTGCGCTGGGACTGGCCGCTGTACGACAAGCTGGCCAAGCGCATGAAGGCCGCCGCCAAGAAGGAAGGCGTGCTGCTGGAGTGGGGCGGGGCGTGGACAAGTTTCAAAGATGGGCCACATTTTCAACTGCCGTGGGTCCAGTATCCCGGCACCAAGACAGGAGCGAAGACATGACGAAGGAAATGGTTTGGGGCGTAGTGCGCGCCATTCTTGCGGCTGGTGGCGGTTACGTTGTCGGCACCGGTGTTATTGACGCCACCGCCATGAACGAGATTATCGGCGCGCTCGGTGTCATCTTCGCCGCTGGCTGGTCTATCTGGGCCAAGAAGTGAACTGGCTTGAGATTGCCGCCGTCGCTGTGCTGTTGATCGGCATTGGCGCTGGTGGCTTTCTCGTTGCCCAACGGCCGTCCTTCTGGATCGGCCTAGTCACGGCTGCTGTACGGCCCGTTCTCCCTCTTCTTCTGGCGTTATTGGCCAAACGGATGCCTCCCGAACAGGAGCAGGCGTGGCGGGATTGCATCCGCCGTGGCGGCGAGTGGGATCATCATCGGAAGCGGTGCAAGAGGTAAGCCACCGCTCGATCAGCGTGGCGTAGCCAGCGATGTCCCGCCAGTGATCGGACTCGTGCGGATTGCCTGACAAGATGCGGCCAATCTTGCTGGCGATCAACTCCAGCGTCTCGCGCTGGGGATCGTCAAGCGTCCTCCAGTTCTTGCCGCGGCGCATGGCGTCCTTCAGTTCCTGTGCCATCATAGACACTTGATAATAATCGCCGTGGGTCTTCTCGCGTTCGTCTAGAATGTCATTCATCTCTCACCGCCCTTACAGTCAATTCCATACCCAGAACGTTATAGCATGCCTCCAGTTCCGCAACGCGCGGGCAGTGCCGCGTTCGCCAGCCCTTGAACGTGTTTCGTGCGATGCCCGTCCGTTCGGCCATGTCGGTGACGCCGATCCGCTGGCTGTTCATCTCCGCGTACAGCCGCCGCACCAGCGGGTGCGCGTGCTGCGGGATGGGCATGTGCCGGAAACGCCTCATTGCTTGTCTCCTGAGAGTGCGGCGAGAATTTCCTTGCGTTCACGCACCGCGCGCAGCGTCGTGTAGCGCTGGTGGATGCGCACCGCGTAGGTCGGACGCTTGTGGACCTCGACCTCCTCGTCCAGCATGGCCTTGACCTGGTGCTCGTCACGCATCGCCAGAACCACGTTCAAATCGTGCCAATTCCAACTCATCCTTTCAACTCCTCCAGTGCAATGTCCGATATGGCGCGCTTGTCGGCAAGGGCCGCCCAAATGCGCTCGTCGATGGTCTTGTTCGTCAGCAGGACGTAGACCCATACGTCGCGCTCCTGCCCGCTGCGGTGCAGACGGCCGACGACCTGCTCGTAGAGTTCCAGCGACCACGGCAGCGACAGGAACACCAGGTGGTGGCCGCCGTGTTGCAGGTTGAGGCCGTGGCCCGCCGACTTGGGGTGAACCGCCAGCAGCGGGATCTTGCCCGCGTTCCAGCGCTCGATCACGTCGGCGCCGTCGTCCAGCGTCCACAGCCGCCCAGGATAGCGGCGCTTCAGTTCCGCCAGCTCCTCGATGAAGTTGTAGACGATCAGCGTGTTGGCCCGCTGGTTGCCCTCCAGCACCTCGTCCAGCAGGTCGAAGCGGTGCGTCGAGAACCAGTGCGCCGCCTTGGTGACCTTGAACTGGCCCGCGGTCTCGGACGCCGTTGAGACGCTATCGTAGACCCAGCCGCTGGCCATCTGTTGGAGCTTGGTCGTCACCGCAGCGGCCGACGGCGCGCTGATCTCCTTGCCCTGCATCTCGACCACGAACTCCTTTTTCATCTTCTCGTATGGCTCGCGGTCGGGCAGGTCGCAGCGCATCTCGACCACATGGCACGGCGGCAGCTTGTCCTTGTAGACGCCGGGCTCCAGCACGAACGTCGCCGGGCGGATGCGGGTCATCACCTGCTCCAGCGCACCGCGGCGCGGCATCCACTCACCAAAGTCGCGGTTGATGCAGACGAAGTACTGCTGAAGGAACGCGCCCTTGGCGCGACCGAGCAGCTTTTCGTCGATCACCTTGCACTGGCCGAACACGTCCTCCAGCCCGTTGGACGTGAACGAGCCGGTCAGGCCCCAGCGGATCTTGACGCGGTCGAGCACCGTCAGGAGCGACTTGAAGCGCATACCCGAAGGGTTCTTGAGCCGGGTCAGCTCGTCGAAGACGATGCCGTCGAAGTCACCCTCGGGCATCTTGTCGAGGTTGTCGTAGTTGAACACGACGATGTTCACCTTGGCCGCGAACGCCGCCTTGCGCTGCGCCGCGTTGCCGATGGCAACCGCCATGGTCAGGTCGGGCGCCCACTTCTTGCGCTCGACTGGCCACACGTCGGTGCAGACGCGCTTGGGCGCCACGACCAGCCACCGCTTGGCGTGGCCATCCCGCTTCATCTCGGCCATGGCCCGCAGCGTGATGGCCGTCTTGCCCGCGCCCACAGGGGCCAGGATCATGGCGCGGTCGCGTTCGTAGAGGAACGTCACGGCGTCGTTCTGGTAAGGTCTAAGGGCGAGCGTCAAGATAGGCTCCGATCACTTCTGCCGCTGCTTGCGGGACGATGGCATTGCCGTAGGCGCGCAGGCGTCCCACGCGGGCGGGAGCCCCATGAGCCAGCGGGAATGTGCCGGGTTCAACTGGCCGCCACTTTCCATCGCGGCAGTGGAGCCAGTCAGCATCTCGCCAGTGGCCGTTAGTCGGGCGGGGCCGGTCAGCATGTGCGCCTGTTTCGCTAGGTTGCTTTGAGACGCACCCGGCCTGCTCCATTCCCGTGCCATCGCTTCCGGCGACATGCGGCTCTGATTGTCGTCCTGCACCGATGGGGTGCCCCAGCCCGCCATCTGCGCCGCCCCACCCATCAGCAGTTCGCCCTTGCGATTTCCGCCCCGGCTCGTCTGCCCGCCCGTCATTGTGTTGGGCGTTGGCCAGCCCGCCAAGTTCGCCTGTCTCGGCAACTGGTCGAACCGCTCCGAGCCGTCCTCCCTCGGCCTGATGTCCGCGCCGCTGTCCTTCCAGTCCCTGGTGGTGGTGGTCACCCAGCCGGTCAATGCCGCTTGGGTGTTCAGCCCTCCGCTGCGCGTCCCATCCAGTTTCCTGATTCCGTTCATGTCGCTCGTCGTTGGCGTCAGCCAACCGCTCTCCAACAAACCAGAGGCGCTGGCGGATGTGCGGTGCGCCGACGCCCGCAGCGCACAGATCAGCCGCCCCAAGGGCGTAGCCCGATGCTTCCATGTCAGACTGTACAGTGTCGAGCCAGCCGAGGCCGTCCTTGCTCGCAACCTGCTCTCCAAAGACAACTGGAGGATGGCACTCGGCGATGAGCCGGTGGAACTCAGGCCAGAGGTGACGCTCGTCGGCAAATCCTGCTCCCTTTCCGGCGGCGCTGAAGGGCTGGCAGGGGCAGGAGCCGGTCCAGACGGGCCGGTCGTCGGGCCATCCTGCGAGACGGAGGGCGTAGGACCAGACGCCGATACCGGCGAAGAAGTGGCACTGCGTGTAACCCTTGAGGTCGCCCGAAGCCACGTCCCGAATTGATCTGTCATCTACGTCACCTTCCGCTATCAGTTTACTGTCGATCAGGTTGCGCAGCCATTGGGCTGCGTAGGGGTCGAACTCGTTATAGTATGCCGCCATTCGTCTATCTCCGTTTTTGACCATAGTGTCGTGTAGTTTTGTCCGAGTTCCTTCATGCGGGCCGCGAAGAGTTTCTGGAGCGGTGACAGCCGCCCGCCGGGGGCTTTGAGTTCCACGAACCACACGACGCCGCCTGGCAGGCAGGCGATGCGGTCGGCCACGCCGCGGTGGTTGGGCGACTTGAACTTGTAGGCCGTCCCGCCCATGCGCTGCACCGTCCAGACGAAGTACTTTTCGATCTCACTTTCGCGTACCATGACCATCCTCTAACAAACAATGCTTGACAGGTCAACAAGAAATCTGTAACGGTTGACGAAACAACAGGAGACGACAATGGACGAGATCGCAGAAATTGATTTGAAAATTGCAGACGCAAAGGCGCGCGTTAAAGAACTGCAAGCGGAAAGACGAATGTTGCTGCAAAAAAAAGCGCACATTGTAGCCGCGACAAGCGCCAAACGCGGCGTATTTATAGACATTGACCGCGTAAAGTTAAGTTGGACCGATTTGAGTTTGAGGTCGCGCAACGTCGTGCGGTTTATGGGCGCTGAAACAATACACGGGCTAGCACAACTGACCGAGCGGGATATACTTCGGGAGCCAAACGCAGGTGCTGTGGTTGTGGAAGAGATAAAGGACTTTTTGCTTCAGTTTGGTCTTACATTGAAGGGTGGCGAATAATGGCCCAACACTCTAACATCGTCGGCGGCTCGACCGCCAAGCGTGTCATTGCGTGCCCCGGCAGCGTCGCGCTTGTGCAGCAGGTGCCGCCCAAGCCGTCCAGCAGTTACGCCGACGAGGGCACGCTGCTGCACAACGTCATCGCCACCATTCTGGAGACGACCAAGAGGCCCGAGGAGTTCCTTGGGTTGATGTACAACGGCATCGAGTTGACGGAGGACCGGCTGGAGCGCAAGCTGCTGCCCGCGTTGGCGGTGCTGGATGAGATCGACCCGGATGGACAGTTGGAATACGCGGTCGAGCAGGTGGTGGGCTTTGGTGACGCTCTCCCTGGTGTTTTTGGTTCCGCCGATCTTGTTGGCCGGATTGGCAATCGCGGCATTCTGCTGGACTGGAAGTTTGGCGATGGCGTGCCTGTCGAGGCTGAAGAGAACCCGCAGGCGCTCTTCTACACGGCTGCCGCACTTCGCACCGAGGCGACACGCTGGGCCTTCGAGGGCGTCGAGACGGTCGAGGTGATCATCGTGCAGCCGCCGCATGTGCGGCGCTGGGTGACGGACCTCGACCGGGTGCGCCGCTTCGAGGCCGAACTGATCATGGCTGTCAAGACCGCGCAGCGGCCGGACGCGCCGCTGGCGACCGGCGACCACTGCCGCTGGTGCGCTGCCAAGTCGATCTGCCCGCTGGTGAACGGTGCCGTCGAGCGCGCCAAGCGCGAGAACATCAAGGCGGTCAACGTGGACCGTCTGACGGAGGCGCTGGCCAGCATTGAGCTGCTGGAGGGCTGGATCAAGGACGCCCGCGAGATGGCTGTGACGCTGTTGGAGGCGGGTGTTGAGGTGCCCGGCTGGAAGATGGTCCCGAAGCGGGCCACGCGGCAGTGGGTGAACGAACAGGCGGCATTGACAGCCCTTGCCGAAGCAGGCTGTAGTGCTACGGAATTGACGGAGTTGAAGAGCCCGGCGCAGGTCGAGAAGGTGCTGAAGAAGCACAAGCTCGCCATGCCGGAGGGGCTCATCACCGCCGTCTCATCGGGTGACACGCTGGCAACCGCGGATGATCCGCGCCCGGCGTCGTTGCAGGTCGGCAAGCATCTCGCTGCTGCCCTTGGTAAACTTGTCTAAGGAAGGACAATAAGATGAACGCTATCGTGTTTTCTAAGGCCAATCTTCCCTCCGTCCAGAACCTGTCGCAGGCACTGCGCTCGCTTGATGCGAGCGTTGGCGGCGGCGACAGCGCTGCGATCCTCAAGATGGACAAGACCGGACACTGGGTGTTCGGCGCTGACCAGACCGAGGTCGAGGACGGCAGCACCTGGGCCGTCAATCCGTTCTCGTTCGTGCACGGTTACATCGCCTGGGGCGATGGCGAGGTGCTGGCCGAGAAGATGGTGCCGGTCAACGAACCGCTGCCCGAACTGGACCCCGCGCCGCCGCAGGCCAAGCGCGGCTGGGAGCTTCAGGTCGGCATGAGCCTCAAGTGCATGTCCGGCGAGGACGAGGGGCTTGAGGTGCGCTACAGCGTGACCAGCGTCGGCGGCAAGCGTGCCGTGCAGAAGCTGGCCCTTGACATTGCGGCGCAGGTCGAGGCCGATCAGGCCAAGCCGGTGCCCGCGGTGAGGCTGAAGAAGGACCACTACACTCACAAGTCCTACGGGCGCATCTTCACGCCCGTGTTCGAGGTCGTGAACTGGCTGGGGCTTGATGGCCAGACGGAAGAGACGCCCGCAAGCGAAGCGCCGGTGGATGCCCCCACCCGCCGCCGTCGCAGCGCGTAACGGGCGAGGGGCGCGGTTTCTGCCGAGGCCGCGCCCCGACCACATCCATGACAATACTCTGGGTTGACTTCGAGACCCGCTCGCGCTGCGACCTGCCGAGCCGGGGCGTGTACAACTACGCGCAAGACATCTCCACACAAGTGCTCTGCATGTCCTACGCCTTCAATGACGAGGACGTGCAGACGTGGACACCCGATCAGTCCTTTCCACAGAAAGTTTCGGCGGCAATTCTTTCTGGCGCACAGATCCGCGCCCACAACGCCGCCTTCGAGCGGCTGATCTTCTGGTACGTCATCTGCCCTGACCACGGCGTGCCCGAGCCTGCGCTGACGCAGTTCTACTGCACCGCGACGCAGGCCCGCGCCAACTGCGCACCGGGTAGCCTGGAGGACGTGGGCCGCTTTGCGGGCGCAGGGATGCGCAAGGACCACCGTGGCGCAGCACTGGTGCGTGCGCTGTCCATCCCGCAGGCCAACGGCACGTTCCGCGAGGACGCCGGGTTGATGCAGGAGATGATCGAGTACTGCGAGCAGGACGTGCGCGCCATGCGGGCCTTCTCGAAGGCTATGCGCGGGCTGACCGACGAGGAGCTGCTTGACTACCACGTCAACGAGCGCATCAACGACCGCGGCGTGCGCCTCGACCGCCCGCTGGCGCAGGCAGCCGTCAAGTATGCCGCCGCCGAGCAGGAGGAGATCGAGACGATCTTCCGCGAGATCACGGGGCTCACCAGCGTGCGTAGCCCCCGTATGCGCGAGTGGGTGCTGGAGCGCGTTGGGCCGCAGGCACGGGCCATGATGATGGTCTGGAAGGACGGCGAACAAAAGGCTAGCATCGACAAGACCGTGCGGTCCAACCTGCTGGCGATGGAGAACCCTGATGAAGTATCCCCGG